GAGCTGATGCATCGCCAAGTTGAATAATTGGATCTTTAACAACGAGATTTTCGGTGTTTACGGTTGTTGTTGTACCACCTACGAGTAAATTACCTGTAATTTCTGTATCACCTTCGACGCGTAAATCATAACCATTGAGATTGTATGTACTTGTACCTACATAAATATTGGAAGCACTTATAGTGTTTGAACCCACAATTGTTCCATACATGTTCGTAGCAACAATATTATCAGCGACAACGTTACCATTCAAAGTAATCACATTTGCAGTATTCCCAACAACATTACCATTCAAAGTAATGACATTTGCAGTATTCCCAACAACATTACCATTCAAAGTAATGACATTTGCAGTGTCTCCAACAACATTACCATTCAAAGTAATCACATTTGCAGTATTCCCAACAACATTACCATTCAAAGTAATTGCCGTCAAATCACCGTGTACCACAGTTAAGTTATTTTGAACTAATGTATTACCTAGTATATCAAAGGTAATTACATGGTCAGGGTCTTGGTAATGCAAAATATGATCATCTGTAAATGTATTTTGTGTATACCCTAACGAAAACCTATGTTCATCTGCATGGTAAATTAAAGCAACATTGGCATAATCACCATCATCTTTGTGTTCCATCAAAATACCCATATCGAGGTTATGAACTGCATTATTTGCACCCAAACCAAAAATTCTATCTTGTATAACAACATTATTTGATGAAAAAGTTGTTGCGTTACCAGTAAACGTTAAATTACCAGTAAATTCGGCTTCTGCTGCATCTATAACATATTTACCACCTGCTGTTACATATGCAGGTGATTTAATAAGATTACCTGTAGTTTTATCAGCCATTGTTAGATAATTGTTTGTTGGATCCGTTAAACCAGAAATGAAAATATTACTTCCAACGTGAACGTTACCCGATGATATGAAACCGGTTGTTGCGTGTGTTGATGCGATAGTGTTTGTAGTAGAGTTACTCCACGACGTAACCATATCCAAAGTTTGGTTATTTGCACTCAAATTTGAAGCGAGTATCTTTTTGAGTTCATTACCTGTGCTGTTGACGTAGACGTAAGTTGGCTGTGCATAAACTTCCTCTGCGTTCGGAATATCATTCGAACGACCAACACCCGTAACAAGAATTTTATCACCGGATTTAACAACTATACCAACGTTTTGTATTTTATCCGTGTTATTAAACGGGACTGTATTCATTAACCCACCGGGTGTGGTGTTACTTACATAAAGTATTTCACCTTTTTGAAAATTCGTGTCAAACGTCATACCAAACGTACCAAAAGTAACGACGTGTCCGTTATTGTTTTGGTTTATAGAACCATCCATAACAATACCTATAGCAGGCATGGTTGAAGCGCTCGATGAATCCGCTTTTTTTACTTCGGGTGTATCTCCCGAACCATCGTGTATATAAACAACATCACCTTTTGAAAGTTCTTCACCCGCTTTTACTTCTATGGAAGTAAAATCTATATAATCGTCTATCCAGTTCCCATCGATATAAAGTAAACTTTTATGATCATTCGGATCTGTTATGATGACATTCGATAATTGATTTAACTTAACTTCGACGTTAGACGTAAGATCGGTCGTAAACGCCGTGTGTGTATTCGTAAACAGAACTGTATTCGAGGTTGAATTACTCGTATCTGTGACTTGTTGAAGAGTGACGTTCGAGAGAATACCACCGTCACCTTTAAAGAATCCGGACGTTGTTTCTATATTATTTGTTACGTATACATTGTCAGCAATGACATTGCCATAAAGTGTAATCACGTCTACATTATTCCCAACGACGTTACCGTTTAGTGTAATGGCTGTTAATTCACCCGATGTGAGTGTTATGTTGTTTTGTGCTATTACATTACCATAGACGTGTAAATCTATGACGTTCGCCAAATCGGGTGTGATTTCGGTATCTAAAGAATTGTTTAGTGTGTAGCCGATCATTATTTCTTTTTCGTCGCCTCTAAAAGTTACAGTTGGACTCGCATTACTGTTGGGTTGTTTCATGATAATACCAATATCTGTCGATGTTTCAGTGTTATTGTTTGCGAGACTTATAACGGCATCTCCGAAAGTTGTATTTATTGTATCAATTGTTGTTGTTGTACCTTCGACGAGGAGGTTACCTTTTATATGAGCATCTTTTTGTACGGTAATATAGTCTGTTTTCGTGTAATTCGATACGTTTACGTTCCCCGTAACTTCGACGACGTTTGACCCTAATGTATCCATAACAAGGTTCGAACCAACCAAAGCTTTTCTTGAGGTAAACGTGTTCCCCGTAACTTCGACGACGTTTGACCCTAATGTATCTATAGTAACATTCGACCCAACTAATGCTTTTCTCGAAGTATACGTATTGCCCGTAACCTCGACGACGTTTGACCCTAATGTATCCATTACAAGGTTCGAACCAACGAGGACTTTTCTCGAGGTAAACGTGTTCCCCGTAACCTCGACGACGTTTGACCCTAACGTATCTATAGTAACATTAGAGCCAACTAAAGCTTTTCTCGACGTATACGTATTCCCCGTAACTTCGACGACGTTTGACCCTAACGTATCTATAGTAACATTCGATCCAATTAAAGCTTTTCTTGAGGTATACGTGTTCCCCGTAACTTCGACTACATTTGACCCTAGTGTATCTATAGTAACATTCGATCCAATTAAAGCTTTTCTCGAGGTAAACGTGTTCCCCGTAACTTCGACGACATTGGAACCTAATGTATCAATAGTCACGTTTGAACCGACTAAGGCCTTCCTAGATGTATACGTATTACCGGTCACAACTAATACGTTTGAACCTACCTCGTCTACGAACAAATTTGAACCAACATCTAACGTGTGTACAGGTAAAGCGTTTGCTATACCAACATTACTCGCCGTGATTAAAGATGTACCACTTTTATTAAATTCAACTGTTTTAGAAGCGGCTGTATTACCTTGTAAAATGATATTGTCTAGAGTCAAGTTTGATAAAAAGTAACTATCGCCGTGGTAAAATGCGGCACTGACATTACCGGTCGTACTAAACGCATTTATGGATTCAGATGGGTGTTGTAAAAACGTAGTCGAACCTAAACTTAAACCTGTTATAGTTGGATTATTGTTAGATAAACCAATATGGTCTAAAGTTATTGAATCTGTATCTATTCTACCTGCGACTTGAATTTGATTAGTTACACTAGAATCTATTAAAACAGAAGGACCCACGCGTACTTCACCTCCTTCAGTTACGTGAAATTGTGAACCTACATCAAGTGCGTGTGTAGGACTTGTATTTTGTATACCGACATTACCAGTTGTTACAAACGCGGTCGTTGGATTTATAAATTCTAAAGTATTCGACGTAACGTTACCTCTTTGAGATACAAACTGTAAATTTGCGTTAAATAAATCAGCACTCGCCGTGTTAGAGTTGACTATTTCTTTCGTGACTGTGTTATAACTCAAAACTGTTATTTCTGGTACAGACGGATCGACTGTTCGCATAGGTGTTATGTAAACACCCCCTGCAGTTGATGCATCTATGGCTACATTAGAGGCATTGAAAACGATCGTATTTTCAGCCTGGTCGTCCGTAGCGTGTTTACCAAACCGGATTTTGGTAGACCGCTCGATGGTAGGTATGTTTTTAACCATTTAATATAGGTGTGTATTTTAATTTGCGTAAGTGAGGCCGGCCATGCCATTTTCGATACGAAGTATATTATAGTTAACCGCGTATATGGGATCGTTAATGGTCATGGTCTCACTTATAATTTTTGCTGAATCTAATCTACTGAAATTAAGTGTTCCCGTTGGTTGAAGTGAACTTGTTGATAAGCAGAAACAGTGTAAAAAGAAATCGGGTGACGTAACAAACGTCGTGTGATAATAATTGGGTATTTCCATGAAATGAGGTTTACCAAACTTAAAATTGCATATATCGAGTCCGTTTATTTCTATTTTTATCTTGTTTGTATCGGATGTAAGTGCACCACCCGTTGTTGTATCCGAACACGCGAGATACTTTACTGGGTGGTTAAACGTGAGTTCTTGTGTGAGTTCTCTGGAAGGAATACTTTTTTGTACCTGGGTAATGATTAACTCGTGATTTCTAGAGGCAAAATTACCACGTTCTTCGTTATCTAAGTAATAGTAGTTAGAATAACAATCAAATTCATAATTACCTGCATCTGGTCCCCAGTAAATTCTAATTTCAACTTCGTGATAATGCATTGCTATTATTGGTAAAGCACACTGTGGACCTTCACAGAAGAAGAAACGTAAAGGGTAGAAGTAGGAACGTGCGCTTACACCTGGGTGTGTACCTAAGGCGCTTTTCGATATATTGTTTGCAAACGTATCTATGGCGATCTTTTCCGTAAAAACGGCGTCCTGTGTATCTATGACTTGACCACCTATGAGCAGTTCGACTTTGTCTATGAGAGTATCCCACCTTTGGATATCGAGTGCCTTTGTGTTATTGTGTATCGTGAAATACGTGTAACCTAAAAGATCACCGGACCTTGTAAACTTGACCGATGACATAGCGTTACTTTTCACAGCTCCTTGTATCGTTTGTTTTTCTATGGATTGTGAAAAGTTAGAATGCCTTTTAAATGTTGAATTAAAAAACGATATTTCCGGTTTTCCCATAATGTGTTCGTCTTGAGCACCTACGGCAATGAGTTGAACTACACCAGAAGACATTTATAATAAGAAAAGGTTAAAAAACGTCCTGAAATTATTCATAGGATAAATTTCTTTTTTTGCATACAAATCTAAAAACAAAAACTGCGTCACCACAGTCTGCAGCTGAACCGTCTTGTTTATCTAAATTGAATGTCAATCTATCGATCTTTCGAATGGGATTATAATATTGTTGAATGATTGGATACTCATTTCTAAAAAATACGGCTTTTTGAGCACCTGAAGCTGCGTGTAATTTGTGTTCACATACAATAGTACCAAAAATGCCGTTTAAGTGATTATCTGCATCACTAAGATCATTTTTACCACGTTGACTGAAGTACGTCTTGAGTTCTTCTATGCCTATATGTATACACCTTTGAGTATCACCGGTAGTGTTAATACTCGCGGCTAACAACTGTGCCTGAACAACGTTCTCTAGTGGGGTTGGTAAATACAATGTAAAGTCAGTATCACTGGTAGTATCCAGGTTATCGAGTACAACTGTGTGGTGTTCACATTCGAAATCAGGTAATGTTGATTGACTAGTCACTAAAGCCATTTATATATACCGGAGATTTTACTTCATCTTATAATTCAATTGTCCGTTGACCATTTCCTGTCCCCCACAAACACCGCCTCGGCTATCCGAGTAGTACGATTTACCGAGGCACTCTTCCTTGGATTCGAGATCGAAAATAGAACCTTCGTTTACGGTCTCTATTTCTACTGGGCTGTAATAACTTTTCTTTGGGTTCAGTAGTTGAAGAACCCACAAGATTACGAATATGACGACTATTGCCCTGAGAGCATTTTTATTTGTGTTGTTGAGTTTCATTATTTGTTATGAACTGAGATTTTTTTATAAAGTGCGTTAAAGAAATTATAATAGTTTCAATATAAAGAGTAATGGACGGAGAGATTATTCTTAATCGTGGCGATACTAACGTTATGAAACTAGATGATAACGAACAAGCACTCATGAACGAGATAGAAATAGAAGTTCCTAGACCCCAGCCTGTTAGAAAACAGATGTCTAGACAAAAAACACAATTTGTTCCGCCACAGGCGCAGTATTTTCAGGAAGATATAGACTCTTTCGCGAACCCGAATAAACAAAACCCACCATCCGCTCCACCCCCAGAAGAACCTGTCGATTACGGTGAATATGACAATGAACTAGATATGGACTACGGGGGAGGGGGAGGAGGATACGTCATGGAAGAGGAAGAAGAAAAACCTTCACCTGGTTACAAAACTATCGACGAAGAAAAAGCGGATCTCGTAAACAAACTTGGGCGTTTGGAAAAAAAGGGGTTTACTGTGAACAAGCGTTTAAATGTTTATTCCCCTGTAGATGAACTTAGAAACGAAGTTAAGCGAATAACATATAGCATAGACGTCGATAAGTCTATAAAGTTTTCGAGACGCATGCTTATTGCGTGTACAACAGGTCTCGAGTTTTTGAACAAAAAGTATAACCCGTTCGAGATTCAACTCGACGGTTGGTCCGAGAATGTTATGGAAAACGTTGACGATTACGACGAAGTTTTCGAGGAACTTTACGTAAAGTACAGGACAAAAATGCACGTTGCACCCGAAGTTAAGCTCATTATGATGCTTGGTGGTTCGGCAATGATGTTCCACTTAACGAACAGTATGTTCAAATCAGTCATGCCTAATATGAACGACGTGATTAAACAAAACCCAGGACTTGTTCAGAACATGATGTCTGCGGTTCAGAACACGGTGTCTAAATCTCAACAACAAGGCACGTCGAACGACGTTCCGAACGAAGGTGGTGGAGGTGGGAGACACGAAATGCAAGGACCAGGGTTTGACATTTCGAGTCTCATGGGTAATATAATGATGCCTCCACAACCACCCATGAATACGACAAGTTTGGAAAGAAGAGAAGAACCCGAGATCGATATGGAAGACGATATTTCGGATATAGCTGAACCACCAGTATCAGAAGACGTCGCCGATGAAGACGGCGAAGTTCGAGAAGTCAAAGTTACTCAGACCAAGTCTAAAAGAGGTGGTGGTCGAAAGAAAAAGTCAGTCGAAATTAATTTGTAAACATAGTATAGTATAGATGATAGCTTATTGTCCTCTAGATGAAGAACCCTTCGAAAGACCAATCCCCAACAGGGTTCGTCCGACAATGGAGGTTGTTACTAGTAGAACACCATCACCATCACCAAAAACACATAGTAAGGTTTTGGGTAGAGATAATACAGAGTGTAATTACGTTGTTATGTTTTTCATCGCGGGTGTTGTAGCTCTCGCGTTAATAGATTCGCTTCCGAGAAAGTAAAAGTAAAAAAACTTTCTACCATTGTGACTTTTTCCAGAATGGTAAAAATGGGTTCTTTATATTATATTATATAAAGAAATGTCGGTTGGTTCTTCACCGGATTTATATAATATATTAAACACTATACTTTCAGATGTAGCGCCTCATAGTATGTCTGAGTTGTATAATATAAGTTTTACAGATGGAACTTCATCAGTTTCATCCGGTACAATAAGTTTGCTTAGTTTTCAGAATAAAACTATTAATACTGGTGGTACGGGTGGTACGTATACGTATAGTTCGGGTTTTGAATGGGGGTATTACAATGATAATTATCATTCCGGTGGGTATTCGGGTCAACAAACATGGTTCGATACACGAACACCTGTTTATACACATGCTTCACCCGGTAGAAGTCGTGTCACGGACTTTACAAATATAAGTACAGCTTCAAGTGGACAAACTTCAGTTAATGGTGATGAAACGTATTCGTATTTATGGACTGGATATTTTAAAGCACCTATTACAAGTACGTATTATTTTAATACAAGATCGGATGATAACAGTCATATGTGGGTTGGTGTAAATGCTCTAAATCCTAGATACGATAATGAAACTGTTGATAACGGTGGTTTACATGGTATGCAAACAGTAACAAGTGCTGGTGTAAGTTTAACTGGTGGTGAGTATTATGATTTTCGTATGACATTCGGTGAAGAAGGTGGTGGAGACGACTTGCAAGCGCAATGGCGTAATAATTCGACTTCATTCTCATACGATTGGAGTACAGTCGCTTTTTCTAATCGACAAATTAGTAGTGGTAGTAGTGGTGGTAGTAGTTCATCGGGTATAACGCTTGCGTTTCACTACGGTACGTTTACCTCGAGTGATTATTCGAGTGCATATTCGACGGTATCAGATGCAGCAAACGCTGGACACGTGTATTCAAATACACCTTCGGGTACGTACACTTGGGGTACGTTAGGGACACCTTCATCAACAAGTACGAGTACGACGTATACATGGACACCAACCACAACCTTAACAGGTAAGCTTCTAATGGTTGCTGGCGGTGGTGGTGGTGGTGGTACTATAGGTGGTGGTGGTGGTGCTGGTGGTGTTGTGTACTCTGCGAGTGCGAGTATATCGGCGTCACAAAAAACGATTGTTGTGGGTAATGGCGGTACGGGTGGACAGGGTTGGGATTATTTTCCAAGACCTGGTTCATCTGGTACGAATACGTCTTTTACAGGATTTACTACGGCTATTGGAGGTGGTGGAGGTTCTGGTCATGGTACCACTTCATCAGATGGTCCAAAAACAGGTGGTTCGGGTGGTGGTGGTGCTCAAGCCGGTACTACGGGTGCTTCTGGAACAGCTGGACCTCCGCGTCAAGGGTATGATGGGGGTAACTCACACAATGGGGCTGATTATGCCGGTGGCGGTGGTGGTGCTGGTGGAATAGGTGGAACTAGTGGTGGAAGTACTGGTGGTATCGGTGGTATCGGTGTAGACTATTCATCAGATTTTACAACAACCTATGGCGATAGCGGTTGGTTTGCATCTGGTGGTGGTGGCGGTGTTAGAGATGGTAATTCACGTGCAGGTGGTTCTGCGTCTATAGGTGGTGGTGGTAATGGTAATAACCTTGATTCTGGTGTCTATAC